AACAATTCCCATTGTTTGAATAGTATCAATTATTTCTTTTTGTTTTTGACGAGCTTCAATACGTTGAATTTTCTTAGCTTCTTTAACCTTGTTTATTCTGTCTGCTCGTTCAGCTATGATCTGATCCCATGCAGTAGGACCAAATCTAAGATTAATTAAATTTTTTAATTCATTTCTTTTTTCTTCAAGTAATTTCCTATCAATGAAATCACTTGCGCTTGATTCAACAGATCCAAACTGTTCAGCAATAGACATACCTTTGCCAGCGTTCTTATTCATTTGAGCTTCGCCCTCAAAGAATCCATCTATCTGTTTAGCTATATCTTTTATATCATTGACTGTACCTATGTTGCTCTTTATGAAATCTACTGATTTTTGCACAAGAGCAATCCCAGTTAAGATCTCTGCGACAACCATCTTTAAATCTCTTATATGTAGTAGTTAGTTTTTTAGAATAATGCTTATGAGTAAAGCTATTGTTGTTGCAGCTGTGCCGATTAGTACATTCTCTAATCTCTTTGTTCTATTAAGAAGCTCTATAAATCTTTCCTGGGAAAGCGCTGCAAGTGTATCTAGTTCAGCCTTAACAGATTGAATACTAGGTTTAGCCATTATGCTAAATCTCCTGCTAATAAAGATTGGTAATGCACTGTATCTGCTGATGATACAGATGCACCATCATTAGAACAAAATGCCTGATACTGTGATGTTGTTCTTGTAAAATCATTTTCTTGTGTCATGGTATTTATACCATTAGCATCAACATATCTAGCCTCAGTTCCACAAGCATAATTAGCATTTGCAAAATTATTAGTTACTGTAAATCGGTATGATCCACCAGCTATATCATTTAAAGTTGATTGATTAAAACTGTCTAAATATGCTTCAGTTGCAAAGTTTGCACTAATCCACGATTTAACCAACCCTTGCTGTAAACTTGTAGTAGCTGTTCCCTCACCTCTAACTGTAATAGCATTAGCAGAAGTAACACCAACCAAAGCATCTACGTTTAATGTACTCATGCTAAATCTCCATGTATATTATTTGATACATAGTCATAATCTCCAGAGTTTGCAGAACTTGCTCCTGCATAGTTTACAGTTATCCTTAAAGAGCTTGTTGTAACAGAGCCATCTTGTAATGGTTGAGGACTGTAAACAAAAGATGTTGTATCACCTGCTGGAGCAGCTTTACCACTTACAGTATATCCTTCTGCTGCTCTCATGTTGTTTGTAATCGCATAAGTCGTATCTCCTGCTGCATGATCTGTTTGCACAGTAAAATTAAAAGAATCAGCAACTACTGGACTTGTTGTATCTAGTGCATAAGCAATCCAACCTTTACACAAACCTTGCTGTAGATTTGTTGTTGTTGAATTTCCCTCGCCAGTAACAGAGATTGATCCCGCTGTAGATACACCAGTAAGAGTATTTACTTTTAATATGCTACTCATGCTAAATCTCCATGTGAAACAGAATTGAAATAAGCATTATCTGCTATGCCAGATGCACTAGCACCAACATACAACATAACTAGCTGAACACTACCAGTAAGTACCACGCCATCTTGTAAAGGTACTGTTTGATATTGGTATGCTGTTTGGTCAGCAGTATCACAAGCATTTCCACCAGAGGTATAACCTAGATTTACTCTAAAATTATTTGTAAAACTCATAGTCATTTTTCCGGCGAGATCATCAGTTAAACCTGACATATTCAAACTATCGACTGCTGTTGGAACATTACCACTAGCAGCAGATGAACCAGTAAGCCAAGCCTTTGCCAACCCACCTTGCAGATTAGTTGTTGCTGTGCCACCCTCAGCAGTTACAGCTATACTTCCAGCCGAGCTTCTACCAGTTAATTCATCTAATACTAATTCACTACTCATACTATTGTCCAATTCCCAGAAAGGGTTACAGTTGTGCCTGATGCAATAGTTACTGGCCCACAAGACAAAGCATTGTTAGTTGCATCAATAGTTAATGATCCAGTAACAGTATTTTCATGTTGTTGTATGATAGCTTCAAAACTTGTAGAATCTGCTTTCTTACCAATATTATTAAACATATCTCTACTCCTATGAATAAGGATTTGCACCTAGTAAGCTTGTATTCCAGGCAGCTTTTAATTTTTCTATTGTGTCTGCATCTGTAATAGCTTGTGCAGCTGGTGCATCTCTAAGTTCTTTTTTCTTATTTACGCTTGCAGTTTTTGCGCTTGCATCATCAGCTTCTAACGCTTTCATATAAACAACATCTTCTGCTTCTAATAAAGGTTTTCTAATTTCCCTTATTTTATCTTTAAAGATTACTTTAGATGCAGTTAAATCTTCGGTTATAACTTTGCCAGATAATGACCAAGCATTTCTGAAATGTCTGTCAGATGGTACTGTTGCTGTTGAAGCATCAATACTATTTCCATCTTTATCAATAATGTTAGTTGCCATTTATGCCACCTCTTGTTTTGTTATTGTTAATTCTTCTGATATTTTCCATGAGTTTCGCCATGTTCTTGTGCTTGGTAATTGCGATCTTGTGCATATAACCATTCTTGGTTTGTTAGCCTTATCCCAATTTTGCCAAACATGACCAGGTATGTCTTTCATAATTGCATATTCAATCGCTTGTTCTTCTGTCATTGCATCTATTGGTTTTGTATTATGTAAAAGATAACCTCTTGTATGTTTTTTAAAATCAGGTTTAGCTTCGTCTTTAGCTAACTCCCAATATACTCTTACATCTGGTAATATACCGCCTTGTAAAGCACAAGCCATCCAATTAGGATCTGGATGAGTTACCTTTGCAGGAGCATCAGGCTCATTTTGATCTTCCCACACCACGCAATATTTTGTTTGATAAGGCTGTAGGTTTTCTTTCGCCCAACACAACCTATCCCATAAATGTGTGCCTTGAAAATGAGGTGTTGTTATCATGTGATCTCCATAATACTTAATGTTCCAGAAATCTTATCAGTAACAGAGCAATCCATTCTTAGTAAATCTCCAGTTTCTAAAATTACTTTACCACCAGAAAGTATTTCTATTGATTGGCCTACGGCTAAAGGAACATCTTTTGCTAAAAAGGATGTGCCATTTGTTGCTGCTCTACCACCACCAGACGTAGTTGAAACTAATTCAAGCTCAGTTGTAACTTGTGCCGAATGAATATTTGTAAGTATCAAACCTATCACAACAGTTGTTGTACTTCCTGGCACAGTATATATTGTGTATGGTGATGAACCAGCAGCACTTGGTTCTGCTGCAAAAGTAACTACTTTAAATGTGTTTGCCATTTTATCTCCTTATCCTAGTGCGATTGCTAAAGCTGTGGGATCATCTAAAGTACAAGCAATCGTTATTGTATCTGTAGAGCTACCAGTTGTTGTAATGTTTGCACCAGCTGCGATTGTTAATGTGTTGCCATTTGTAATTGTTTGATTAGATCCAGAAGTACCGGCAACAGTAAAGCTTGTCATATCCCCATCTGAACCATCTGCACCAGATTGAACAAATTGTACGCCAACGCCATCAGTATTAGAAAATGAACCATTTGATACGACATGAGTTACAGCAACTTTGGTATATCCGCTAGCATCCGTAACTGCACCACTTACTTTGAATGTCGCATATGTTGATGGAGTACCCTCTTTTGTTACAGTTATGAAACCACGACTAGCAGAGTTACTTACATCATCCCATGATTGAACAAACCCAGAAATATCTACGCCAGCATCATCTGCATCATCAACATATAAAACAGAAACACTTGATACTGTTCCATGATTAAAAGCAATTTTACCTGATCCCGGATCTGCATCTGATGTTGAATTACTCCAGGTCATAGCTAAACCAGCTACACCAGATGCGCCAGTTGCACCAGTTGAACCAGTATCGCCTTTATCACCAGTTCTAGTAAAATGTACTGACAGCTCATCTGCTGCACTAAAAGTATTATTTGAAGCCAGATGAGTTACAGCCAATTTGTTGTAACCGCTTGCATCTGTTGCAGATCCAGTTACAGAAAACCTGGCATAAGTAGATGAATCATTTATATCTACTATATGTAAAAAGCCTTTTACACTAGAGGTGCTATCATCCCAGGCTATCGTATCAGCTTGTGTTGTTACGCCATTTTGATCTGCATCATCTATATAA